TGTAATGAAGCCAGAGGATTATCAAACATTATGAGAAAAGAATGTATAGATTTGCTGTTTAATTCAATGGCAGAAAACAAAAATATAGTTGTTCTCACAGCTGATCTTGGGTTTGGTCTTTTAGATCGCATACGAGATACATATCTAGACAGATTTTGGAATGTTGGCGCGGCAGAACAACTTATGATAGGTGCAGGTATAGGTCTTGCAGAAGCTGGTAAAATTCCAGTGTGTTACAGCATGAGCAGTTTTTTGCTCTATCGCCCATTTGAACTATTACGTAATTATGTTAATTACGAAAACATTCCGGTCAAATTGATAGGTAGCGGTCGTGATAAAGATTATTCTCATGATGGTGTAAGCCATTGGGCGCATGATGACACAGAAATTCTACGTGCATTGCCAAATATAGATCCTCATTGGCCAAAAGATATACCAGAACTAGAAGAATGTTGGCCAAATTTTATCCTTAGTAACACCCCTGCATATCTAAATCTCACGAGAAAAATATGAGTAAAAAGGTAGTGTATGTAACAGGATGTTTAGGGTTTATAGGTGGGTATGTTACCCGCACATGCCTTGAGCAAGGATGGCAAGTATTAGGTGTTGATTGCGAAACATATGCTGCTAATATAGGATTACTAGACGAGTTCAATCAATACAAAAACTTTAAGTTTATGTCTAAAAATATCAACGATCTTAATATGTTATATGACTGTGATTATATTATTAATACCAGCGCCGAGACTCATGTAGACAATAGCATTGCCAACAGTGACGAATTTATCCGTAGTAATATTGACGGTGTTCACAATTTGTTGCGTTTGATACAAACTAAGCATCGTTTTAAAATGCCTATGTTGGTTCATTTTTCCACAGACGAAGTATATGGCGATACAGAATCTGGCAGCTTCAACGAAACACAATTAATGAGGCCTAGTAATCCATATGCTGCTACCAAAGCATCAGCAGACATGCTAGTAATGGCATGGCATAGAACATATGGAATACCTTACTTAATTATACGACCAAGTAATAATTACGGAATTGGCCAATATATAGAAAAGTTTATTCCAAAAACTATACAGTACCTATCATTAGGTAAGCGTGTACCTCTTCATGAAAATGGTACTCCGCGGCGAACATGGTTGCATGCACAAGATACTGCAGATGCTGTAATGTATCTTTTATGCAACAATGCAGCTAACGACGTTTATAATATATCAGGCAATTATGAAGATAGTAATATAAACATCTTTAAAAAAATATTAAGTTGCATGAACTTTGATCCTAATTTGTATCAAAACTATGCAGATTTTAGTGTTAAACGTCCAGGACAAGATGTAAGATATTCTATAAATGATGACAAGCTACGGAACTTAGGTTGGAGCAATCAAAAGAATTTTGATCAAGAACTTCCTGCTATTATTGAGTATCATAGCCAGAGGTTTGTGTGGTGAAAATTGCTCTACAAATTAGCGGTAGATTACGGTTCACAGAATCAAGTTTATCTAGTCTAATAGGTGCGATAATTGAACCGTTGCAGCCAGATGTATTTTTTAGTTTTTGGCAACCAGAACATCTTGCAACATTATATTCATATAGACAAGCATTAAAACCAAAATCAATTGAAATTGAGAATTACAATATAATTAAACCTTACCTCGACGACTTGTTTACATTTAATGTACATAAAAATATGCCACCTATGAGTTATAAATTTTATCGTGTAAGTCAACTGCGACAAACCTGGGAAATGATGCAAGGTACTACGTATGATATTGTTATACAAGCAAGATCTGATAATATATTTTTTGAAAAATTAGACTTTGCTAGGTGCCAGCAATCACTAAATGACGACGCTATTCTGTGCTCAAATCAAGGTTATAATCCTATTATAGACGATTATATACCGAAGCCAAGAATGGTTGATAATTTTTACCTTGGACCGCCGAGGTTGATAGACAAAGCTAACGAAACATTTTGGCAAATACGTGGACAAGCACAAGAATGGACTTCTCAAGGACTATTGCATCAAGTTAGAATACCCGAAATTATTCAAACAAAAATATGGCAAGATGCCGGAATACGAATCAATGGGTTGTCTGGAATAGGTGATGTTGGTAATTTTTGGTATGACATTGATAGATCGGAGACTAAGTGGCTATGAAATTATTATACGTAGTACATAGATATGGATACCCAGGCGGCAGTGAGATTTATGTGCAAGGTATGGCGGAAGAGAGTCTGCGACGTGGACATACTGTTACTGTATTTGCTGGTGAACATACCGGCAATCTAAATGGTGTAACAGTATCAAGTGATCCCAATATACTCGGTGCAAGCTGGGACCTCATTATAGTGCATGGTGGCGATGTTGCGGTACAGAACTTTGTGTTGTCAAATGCCGTGCGCATACCAAGTCCTATATTGTATCTATTAGTACTACCTAGCACAAGTGACGTATGTATTCAAGCTTTGAAAGATTGCGATTACATTGGGTGTAGTACACGTCAAGACTGGGTCCACTGTTACAAATATAATGTTACTGGTAAAGCTGTAACAGTTAGACATGGTATTACTTGGCAAAATTGTGTAGGGACATCTGGCTTTAAAGAAAAACATGGTATAAAAGGTACAATGTTTTTGAGCTGTGGAGGATATTGGCCTAATAAAGCAATGCGTGAACTTGCTAACACATTTGAAATATGCAATCCCGTAAATGCAACTTTAGTTACAACAGGGTACGACAATCGTATGGATCTGATGCCAGCTGAATCAAATCTTGTTAAACCTATGCTGCTTAATAACAGAGACGAATTACTGTCTGCAATATATGATGCAGATTGTTTATTAATGCACAGTTACCAAGAAGGATTTGGCTTAGTATTGTTAGAAGCCATGCTTAATCAAACTCCGTGGATAGCACGTAAGATTGCTGGCGCCGACTTAATGCAAGATTATGGCCAAACATATAATACAAACGCTGAATTGATATTTCAATTACGAACGTTTAATAGAAGTGATTTTGATATCAAATCAGCTTACGAGTATGTTTGTGAAAATCATTTAATATCAAATACTGTTGATGATATTGAGGCGATAGCTAGATAACTACCTACCACTTCCTGCATGACCAGTATCGTGCCTTCCAACGAGGTCCTGGTGAGTCGCAGTGATGTCTAGCACGGAAACTTTTACGTCTAGCTGGAATGCTACGTTTGATGCGCATGTTGGGATCACCAAAATTTACTTTAACTACCCGGTCACCCTTTTTCACATAGACCTTGAATTTCTTAACATCGCCCTGCATAGGCTTGCCAAGAGGCACCTTGCGGCCGTGATATTCAGCTTCTGTTAACGTATCATCCTCTGGCCATTCAAGCCAGCCGTAGGTTTCGTAGAATTCGTCACCGTGGTAGGTTTCTTCTTGTTGTTGAATGCTTTCTAAAAGCGTGATGATTGATCGTATGTCCATAACATTATTTATTATGTATATTCAAAGAAACGTATCATATAAATTATATTATAAATAAAACAGGCTCATAACTTGTAGGATCATATAAATACATTATAATAAGTTATCAAGGATCGTGAAGATGTTACATCGTTTGATTAATCTGATAGACAATACTTCCCCAAAGGCTGTTGGCGGTAAAATTAAAAAAGACAAAGAATTAGCAGAATGGATAAATCTAAAAACCAATCATTTAGATAATTCTCTATCTTTGAGCGAAAGAGCGTTTTTAATTGTAAACAACATCAAATCAAATTGTTGCGAGATTACAAATAAATCAAAGAGATTTATAAGTTTAACCCAAGGTTATGGGTTTTGTGGTAATACAAAAAATTGCAAATGTATTGCAGAATCTATATCAAAAAAAGTAGCAGAATCGAAAAAAACATTAAGTATTGACGAAAAATCTGCTATAAATTTAAAACGCTCAGAAACAAATCTTAAAAAATACGGAGTTGTAAATGCAGGACAAACTTCTGCTGCTAAATCAGCTCATCAAAAATTTTATTCACAACAAGAAAACATCAACCAACAATTACACAAACAACAAGCAACTATTTTAGAAAAATATGGCGTTATAAACGTTGCAAAATTAGATTTTATACAACAAAAAAAGAAAGAGACTAATTTAGAAAAATATGGTTTTGAAAATCCTATGCAATCAACACATATTGCTGACAAGTCTAAACTAACGAAGAAACATTTATATACACCTCACCATTTAGCAAAACAAAATCATAAACGGTTTGTTCAGATGATCCGCGAAAATTTTGATTTAGATGCTCTTATAACCAAAGACCAGTATATAGGTGTACAGACTCGCCCACTCATAACATTTAGGTGTTGTTCTTGTGGTTATATGTTTAATAAAAGATTTGACTACGCTTCCCTCCCAAAATGTAAGATTTGCCATCCAACTGATACAGCTTTTAAAAGTAAGGAAGAATTAGATTTATTAAATTTTGTTAAATCTCAAACAACATTACCAATAATTAGCGGAGATAGATCTGTTATATCTCCATACGAAATAGACATTTATATTCCAGATCTAAAACTTGGAATAGAGTATTGCGGATTATATTGGCATAGCGAGCTAGGCGGTAAAAAAAGTTGGAATTATCACCACAGAAAGTGGCAAGCTGCTAAAGACGCTGGTATAGATCTTATTACGATATTCAGCGATGAGTGGACAACACAACGATCTATTGTACAAAATATACTTAGAGCAAAACTTGGATCTGCTAATCGTTTAGTTGGAGCTAGAAAATGTTGTGTTAAAATCATTGCTAGAGATGCGTCTATAAAATTCTATAATGAATATCATCTATTGGGATCACCTACAAAGTTACCTGTAAATGTAGGACTAGAATACAACAATGAATTAGTAGCTTTAATGAGTTTTATAAAATTAACAGATAAGACTTATGAATTAATACGATTTGCTTCCAAAGATCTTATATCGGGCGGTGCAGGGCGGTTATTATCGCATTTTATTAAAACATACGATCCACAATCTATTACAAGCTTTAGTGATAATAGATATAGTGTTGGAAATTTGTATAAAAAATTAGGATTTGTGCAAATTGGAACAGTACCACCAATGCAACAATATGTAGAAAATTATAGTATTAAACACCACAAATTAAGTCTCAGTAAATACAAACTGAAACACACATATCCCAATATTGATCTATCCAAAACAGAATGGCAAATCCTACAAGAATTAGGTTACGATAGGATATGGGACTGTGGTAAAATTAAATGGCAATTAATCATACAAAATATGTAATTTTAAAAAACAATAAAAACCCGGGATTACTCCCGGGTTTTTATTGAATAACCTATTGAAATCGCTAGATTTTATAGGAATTTTAAATGGGCAGTATTTATGCCCACACCTGCTAGATAATCAGCAGCGTTACCCAAGCTGCTTGCTGTGTTGTTAAGCTCTAGATAACCATAACGTGTCATGAAGCTTACAACAGGCTCAAAGGTAGACGGATCAATGATCACGCCTGAGCTTGTCAGCGGTACATATGGGCAGTAGTAAGCTGCGGCGTCGATTTCGCCTGGGCCTTTGTAACCAACAAGAACGTTGGTATCATCAGCAGCATACTGGTCAACATAAACGCGCATGCTGTTGTTTAGTGTTCCAACGAACTTGGTGTTGGTTGGAGCTTCAAAGGTACCTTCTGTTGTACGAGCGAAAGCTGAAGTTGTAGCACTCTGTAGAACTGTTAGAGCGGTTGGAGAAACAACTACCCAGTTACCAGCGCCACGACGTGTACGAGCAGCAATCAAGTTTGCACCACGGTTGATGAGCACTGCAAGAGCAGCATGCTCGTCACCAACGTATGTAGCAGTACCAGAAACAGCACCTTGGTCATAAGTTAGTGTTGTACCAGCAAGTGTACGCAGGCTGACTAGGATTTCCTGATCAATTTCTGCGGTAATTTCTTGTGCTAGCGCAGCCATAATTTCTGCTTCAATGTCAATACCTTGTTGCGCTTGTGCATCTTGAGCAGCTTCAAAGGTCCAACGAGCTGACAACTTACGTGTCTTGGCTTCAACGGTTTCCTTCAAAATCTGGATGTTCAAACGCTTACCAGCTGTTCCTTCAAGCACGCTTACTGGAGCAGCAGCAGGATAGGTGCTGTTACCGTTACCAGAATAAAAACGTGCAATATCGAATGGGCTGAGTGCTTCGCTACCGGCAACTACTGGAGTTGGAGTACCAAAGGTGTCAGCGTAACGAACGCGAAGTGTGTGGATCTGACCAACTGGACCACTCATTGGCTGTACGCCAATGATTTCGTTAGCGATAACAGTTGGCATAACACGACGGATTACTGGAAGAATAACCTTGTTCAAAGTTGCAACGTTACCAGCGCTGGTTGCGCCAGGTGTTGCACTTTCAAAAAGTATTCCAGATTTGGCTTGTAGATCTTTACGTGTATTTTCTAGGACGACTTCCATTACCTTCTTGCGATTGCCGGTTAGACCTTCGCAGAGGGCGGTTTTTGTTGCCGACCAGTGTGTTTCGAAGAGGTTCGTACTCATTTTTAATAGCTCCTTAATGCTTTATACCGGCAAGGTGAAGTAGTTGTCCAAGTCCAAGATCGTCTTGGGTTTCTTCAATCACTGCTTGGGCGAGTTTGTTGTTGCTTCTGTCACCAGTTACGGCTACAGACTTTGGTCGGGTAGTTTCTGCCAGATTTACTTTGGTTTGTGTTGTACCCTGGGCGCCGTTTACCACTGCTGGTAGATAACGTGTGAAAGCTTCCTTTAGACTAGATGTCTTGATATCTTTCAACATATCTTCCATTACGGCCTTTTTATCGCGTGCTAACGGTGAAAGAAGCTGTTTTAGTGTTTCCTCACGTAGAATGCGATCGTTAGCAGCACGTACTTTAGCATTGGCTGATTCAACAAGCTTTGTTTGCTCTTGTAACCTAACCCGTGCTTCGGCTAATGCAGCCTTCTGCTCTTGAAGCTGTTGATCCAACTTCTTGACTTGACTACCTTCTGACAGATAGCTTGCCATATATTCAGCTGCCACTGCTTCAAAAATACGACGTCCAAAGTTATTCTGACGAGCAACTTTGATATCGTCTCTCCACTGTACTAGTTCTGTCTTAATTACTTCGTTGAGAGTTTTGTCAACTGCAACAACTGCGCGATTAATGAACTTACTTTGTGCTTCGGAGATTTTCTTTTTGCCTTCTTGTGCCAGTTTAACTCGTTGTTCAACTAATGCCTTTTTATCAGCATGGAACTCAGCAATTTCTTCACTAAGTTGCTTGAGAACGAATCCTTCTAACTTGTTGACGCGAGATGCGAGCTCGCGCTTGCTGCTTTCCTTAATAGTCTGCAGTTCTGTAGCCAATTCACGACGCTGTGCAATAAGGGTCTTGCGATCCTCAACAAACTCGGCAATCTCTCCTCTAAGCTGTTTTGCAACAAAGCTGTTGATCATTTTAGCATGCTCAACCATCTTTGATTTATACAGATTTTTGGCTTCTAGTGTTGCCTGACTCATTTTCGCACGTTGTCTAAGCATTGCAGCACGATCCTCTGCAAATTCTCCTAGCTCAGCACGAATAGCATCATTCAGCATCGTATCCATGGCTTCAACAAGCTGTGCTTTATCGTTACTGTAACGAATGGCATAATCTTCCTGGAGTTTTTGCTCCGTGGCCTTTACCTTGTTGTTAAAGGCTTCCTGAAGTGCAGTCTTGACGTCTTCGCCAAGTACTTCATTTTCCAGGAGGTCTTTTATTTCCTTTTCCATAGGACACTACTCCTTAACTAAGTTTCAACTCATCGACCCAGCTGAGAAGAATTTTCTTCAGGTGCGTTTGTGCAACTGCGTCATGTTTCATACTCTCTGCTAGTTCATGAATCTTGTAGCCATGTTTGCGGTTCATGATTGCCTCATACATAGGGGTAGGGTAAGCATTAGGCGCACTTGGCTTTGCCACTATGTCAACAGTTAACATATCAAAATCTGACACTCGACCGTTGTCATCAACATTGCCTGATCCACGAGAGCTAACACCTAGCTTCACCCCGCAATCTAACAGTGTTTTAACGATGTTACCGCATGGTGTTGGCAGAATCTGTAGTTTGCCGTAACCGTTAGCTCCATCCATCCACATCTCGGTGATCTTGTGGCTTACTCGATCGAGATGAATTTGAAGTTCTTGTGGGTGATCGCATTCTCCAAGCACCCCTGCATCATTCCTGATGGCTTCTTTAATGTTTTCAACTGCTTTACGAATTTCACTAACAGGATATACTCGCCCGTTGTGATTTCGCAGGTCGCCTTGTATAAAGATACCTTTCATGAAAACTTTTTTTGCACCACCTAGGCTAGCATCGTCTTCCATTATGACTTCGGCTTGTGCTGTGTCATAATTTAGATGCTCTATTAATATGTTATGGTTTATCATACTTTTTGTTACCTTATTGGTGGGACTCTGCTGTAGAAATATTTAATAGTTTGTTGCAATTCATACCGTATTAGGTTCGATAATCGCTTAAATTGGCTAGTTGGATAATCTAACTAGCCAATTTAATTTACATCAAATTACTTAAGGTTTTGCCCGCCCTTGCTTAGTGGGCTCATTTTACCAACAGTATCAGCTCCAAACTGCTTGGCAGTTGTGTTTAACTGAGCAGCCGGCTTATTGCCTTCTTGGTTTAGACGTGACGAACCACTTGAAGCTGTCTTGCGACGGTTATCAGCCTTCATATCTGGATCGGCAATTTTCATTGCATCCATATTGCTCTTTGGAGCAGCTTGTAGGTCATATCCTTTGTGGTCTGGACCTGCACCAATATCTACTGGCTTAGCTCCAAAGCGGGAAGTTTGGCTAGGAGGAACTGGACTACGAGCCTTGTTACCATCGCTCATGCCACTTTGTTCCGCACCAACATCTTTAGCTGGAACTGACTTTTCCATGTCTTTAGTTACTACTTCAAGGTCAAGGCTTTCTGCGATGTCATCAAAGTCTTCATCCATTTCCCAGGATTCTTCTTCTTCGCCTTCTTCGCCTTCATCGTCTTCTTCACCAGCCTCTTCAGCTTCAAGCTTCTCAAATTCAGCTTTCAATTCAGCAAGTGCAGACTGTAGGTCATCCATTTTGCCCATAATTGCATCATGATCAGCATCATCTTCACTGTCGCCAGCCGCTGGAACTTCCATATCCATTTCGGCGTCAGTGTTACCATCAACATTATCAACTGCTAAAGACATTTCATCTTCGTCATCAGTTGTGGCCTTAAATTCGTCAAGTTCACTATCTTCGCTCATGGTTTCTTCGAAATCAATTTCGTTTTCCATTGCTCTGATCTGTGCATCTACTGCATCAGCGTGGTCGTCGTGCTGGTCGCGCGCATTAACAGCGTGACGGAAATCTGTGCTCTCGTCACCGCTGCCACCAATTTCTTCTTCCATTTCTTCGTCGTGGCCCATCATTTCCTCATGGATAGCACGGGCCTTCTCAATAAATACTTGATGGAGAAGCTCACGGGCTTTCTCCTCGTCGTTCTTGATTAAGTATTCAAGAACTTTTGATAGTTTTGGACTATTAGTCATTTAATGTAACTCCTTTGTCAAAAGTGTGGGACAGACTCGGATTTATTTAATCCGTTTATACAAAATACTGACAATCAATAGTAAAAATAGTGAATTTTAGATAATTCTCATGATCCAAATAGTTCCAGCGGGTGCTGTGCTGTTTATATTAGGTGTGTTAATGACATTACCATTTGGTAATATAACTGATCCGCCGTCGCAGGTTTGCCAACCATTTGGAATTTGTCCAGGATTGCCCCACAATATAATACCTTGTGTTGGAACCGAATTATCGTTGTTAGCATATTCTACTATGCCAGTTGAATTTACATAAACGTTACTATAATACCCCGGTACTATAGCCGGCTGTGTATTGATAAACACGTTCGCGGTATAAATTGTCCCATTGGCTGCTGTACTGCCATACACATTGCCCTGAAACAGAACAATAGATGGCGGTGTGTAACCTAGTGCATTGTAAACATCTTGACTGTTTAGCGATGTAGCATCTGTTACTATACCATTTGAATTTACATACACATTTGTAAACCAACTGGGAATTTGAGTTACATTAGCGCTGGAAATTATGTTACCATTTAATGCATTAATTAGTGTTGTATTTAGAACTACATCTGAACTACCATTAAACTGGACGCTCCCAGCAGCGGATCCGCTAAGGGTAATGGTTCTGCTTGTTGATAGAACATTAGCTGAAGTAGCAGTGCCTACAAATTGATACCCAGTTTGCCAGTCGGGATTGCTTGGTATTGTTGCTAATGTAATACCCGCTGCAATACCGTTTGGGAAACAAGATTGAAAGGGGAAGTTAGTGTCTCCAATTGTAGCATAAATTGGCAAATTTGCAGGTGAGACTGGGAAGTGACTTATAGCACTGACAATTAATCCAGCACTTAAACAAACCGTAACTTCAAACTGAGGGGTATGACCTGTAATCATAACCTGTGCAGTTCCTGCATCTCCATCAAATGGAGGTGATAAAACTTCCCACTCTGTACCAGTATAGTAATTCATTACAGATGTGACGGAATTATACCATATTTGTCCTTGAATTGGACTGGCTGGAGGCGTACTGTTGCTAAAATTCTGCAACAAATATACCATGTTTTCGTTGAATGTAAGACCAAAATTTACAGCATTTTGACCAATTAATCCCAAACTAGTTGTGGTTGTATTAATTGTACTATTTTGGACACTAACCAAAAAACTGCCATTGTAGTTGTTGATATTATATGGCATTAGAAACCAGCGCCTCCTGCAGCTTCTTCTCCGGTTCCACCGTAGATAATTTCTAGAAAATCACCCCGCATTAGTTCTTCTAGATCTTTAGCAGCCCTCATTTTTTTAAGCTTGTTAAGGTGCTGTAATGTGATTGTAGGCTTGCGAGAGTCTGATGTTCGACGTTGCATAATTACGTCGTCATTGTTATTTCTGTAAGATGGATCTAATTCGTTGGCGTTCATGTCATTTCCCTTAGGTATTATTTATTAGCCTGGTGCTGGACCTAATGCGCCGGCCGCAGCTTCCTCGCCGGCACCTGCAATTGCGCCGCCGGCTTCAGTAGGAGGAGGCGCACCTTCAATTGGTGCTTCTGCTGGAGTTTCCACAGCTTCTTCCGGTGCAGGACGTATACCAACTGCATTAAGACCTGGTTGATTGTCTGATCCTATTTGCACACCTGTCTTATCTTTTACCTTTTTGGCATTTTCTTCTTTCCAAAGCTTTTCATTTTCTAATATATCATCGTCGGTCCAGTTAAGATAGCGTTTTAATGCAAATCGCTTGCTGATATATTTTGCTGCTTCTGTTTGTATAAGGCTTGAAAAAACCGTAATCTGTTCCGAATCAAGGGCCATTTGTCGATATTGTGAGAAGCTTTGTGGCTCCCACATCTTTAGCTCAAACATATTACTTTCTATTTCAATACCACGAGATTTTACATACAGTTTAAATTCTGTATCTAACACAGGTGCCATTAGGTTTTGAAATCGTTGACAAACCTTGGCAAATCTAAACTCTTGTACGTAAGCGGTACCAACTTTACCATCAACATATGCAGTTGTGCCGTCCTCTGGTCCAGTTGGGAGGTAGCTACTTGGAATTCCTAATCCACGTATCATTTTGTTATTAAAGTATTTTAAATCATCAATTTGACCTAGATTTTCGCCACCTGGTAGCGTTTCAATTTTTGTACCTTTGCCTTCGCTGTTTGTGGCCAAGAAGAAATCTTCATTTATAGCAATTGGACTATATGCAGCATCTAGTATACTATTGCATACGAACACGCCAGATTGCGTGGCAAAATTATGAAAATCATGATAAATTTCATTGCCATCGACGGTGATAGTTCCGGTGTCCATAGTTTCATCTAACCATTCTATAGCAACAACTTTATGATTATACTGCGATGCTTTATTTTTGAAATCTGTCCATCCTTTATATCCAAATGAAGTCAGCATGGTATTTACGGTACTACTTGTTATTTTTGTAATTTTTGCATTACCACGTTTATGCTTATTTTCATCTATCAATAAATCAAAAAATTCCTTATTAGCATTCAATACATCTGGTAATTTTGATTTTGTAAGATTTTTATCTTGTTTAACCATGTCAGACAAAATAGATATGTGTCGTTGATTAAACGCTATTTTTAGAGATTTTTTTTGAATGTTATAGCCAAATGATTTTGTAAAAGCTGACCATGATTTATAACCAAACGATTTGACTAATTTGGTTATGGTATCTTTTGAAAATTTATCACAATTAATTTTATTGAGCATTCCTTCTCTAGGCATGTTCAGTAATTTATAATGTTCCATAAACTCTTTATCATCTGACAATGCCATACATACTGCCTCTATATTAGATCCAACGTATGAGACCATCTCTATACATTTTGATAACATAAATTCATCAAATGAATTTGCCTGATTTTGAAACTTTCCTTCCGGATGTAATTTCAAATATTGAGTTCTATATTCAGATTTCTTTTTGATAAATTCTGCATAAGTTGACGATGTTTTCAAACGCTGCCAGTGAACAACCGCTGCTTTCGACATCTTTTCTCGTATCGATGGGTTGTTTTTGTGTGCCAGTTTGATACTATTTGATAGTTTCACACCAAGTTCTGAATTATTTGCATATGCTGCTCTGACAGCTTTGGCATTATTTTGTTTGTGTTCAAACTGTTGCTCAACAGTTAACGAATTCCAATATTCAGAATACTTGTTTGCGTGCAATTTAAAATGATCTGCGCCGTTCATGAATGCTAAATTTTCTGGAGAATTATTATATTTGTTGTAATCTATATGATGAATAACTGATTTACGTTCATCAACAAAACGTCGGTCATATACTAACTCATTGTGCAAATTGATTAACTTAAAGTAATTTGCAACCATACGATGGGTAAATTCCCATTTTTTTGAAGCATGATTGAATAGTTGGTGATATTGCGGATCATCACTATTGCGGTTTTCATTTATTGATTCATATCTAGTTCCAAAGCTGGTCAAGCTATCTTTGTTTATTTCAATATCTTTTGCTTGAATATTACCTTTACCCATAATTGGAATTTTATGGTCTGGTGTAACAATCAAAGTTTGACCGTTGTCCAGTGTTAGTTTTATAACTTGTGTATGCGTTCTAGTCACACCTGCCCACGAAATCAATCCTGGAACAATTTGACCAGTTTTAACATCAACTGAATATACCCAATTTGTTGCGCCATTATTAAACTCGGTGATCAATTGAGATAATTTTAAAGATCTACCATCAAGTAATGGTATTATTGTATCCAAATCAAGACATTGTCCGCCCCCAGTTCTATTGGGTATTCTGCGTTGATATATTTCATTCTTCATACGTTCAATAACTTGCTGAGCACGAGGTCCACTCAAACTACCAGTATCTATATAAAATACTCGACGTTCTGGAGCGCGAACAACACGATAGATTAGGATACAATCTTCCAATAGATCTTTTTGTTTGTAAACTTTATAAATGCTTTCAAGTATTGATGTACCAAATGGCCATTGACTATCCATACCTTCACTAAGGCTTAGATGTACCACGTGAGTAGCATCTACAGCAAGTTGATTCGGCTGAAGGTCAAATCTGCTGGTTCTACTGCCTGGGCTGCTGCTTACACCGTAGTTAACAGTTCCTGCGCCAGCTGCTGGATTTGAACTACGCGGATAACCGCCTGGGAAACTGTATTGATCATGTATCAACATGTTACTACCAACAAGGGTTTGTAGATTCAAATCTAAATCTTTTATAACATATTGTTCAGCAGACTTACCTTTGTCTTCGTTAACGATAATTTTTTCTACCTTTGCAGGATCTATCCATATCAATTTGAAAGTTTCTGGATCACGTATATAAACTTGATCACCATATTTTATAACATTGCGAAAAGCCCGCCATAAACGTTGATGCCATCGATTTAGTTTACACCACTGTCGTAACATATCTTTAAGTAATGTAATTTCTGTCTCCGTCATACTGTCGTTATAAACTATTTGAAATGGTTGATCCGTAGGTTCATAATTTTGTACAGAATAATCGGCTATTACATCTAGACCTTTGCTAATTTCAGAGTCGAGATCCATCTGCTCATATTGAATATATCGTTCTACTCTATTTGGAGCACCACTGTATACTTCTGGCAAAAAACTAGAATATTTTGCTCCAGATCCTGCTGATGTACCGTCTGATCCAGAACTTTGTGCTAACTTTTGCCCTAATCTAGTTTGACTTGGGACTGCAGAAAAATATTTTTTCCATGATGCCATAATATGATTACCAATACCTTATAAGGCATATATTTACCATCATATTACACGGCTTAGATTAATAAACTGTTCCGCTAGATCTGTTTACAGCTGAAACAGTATCGCCAAATCCATCCTCATTAATTTTTAATAATTTTAGAGAGTTGAAATTGGCTATTTTGAGTAGTTCTATCATAGTATCAAACTGTCTACTGGTACTTGCATAGTAGTCAGTAGCTGCATTATCAAGGTTGCTAGTGATCGTTGGTGTAGTAGGTGCAGATGTTGCAGACGGTGCTGATCCAGCACCGTCGCCGCCATATATTGCTGCTGCTAGATCACGGATAGTGTTTAAGCTGCCTGGATCTATATTGTTAAGGGAATTTATAGCATCAACGCCTTTTGTGATGAGATCAGTTTTTGATCCAAAATGATCAAGTATAGACATAAACCCATCTATACTTTTGATAGATTTTCCAGGATCTATATCTTTAGAAAATACATCAATTATTCCACTAAGTCCCTTGGCCTTTTCAGAAGTAAAGGTTATAGTACTTAACGCAGCTAATGCACCTGCACCAGTTATTATACTACTAGTTCCTTTGCCAATTTCAGCAAACATATCTGTAAATTTGTTGATCATTTTAGGATCTATGCTGCTTAGATCTTTACCAAACCAACCACCGTTGGTAAACATTCCAGCTAAACTAGACAGCCCGTTGATTTTATCTTCTGATAGATCAACCTGTCCAATATACATTAATGCATCAGAACCATCTATTATACTCTGTTGACCTGCTCCTAATGTCGCAAACATATCAATAAATTTAACAATGAGTCCAGTCTTAACATTGCTAAGATCTTTACTGAATATATTAGAACTAAACATACCTATTAGAGATTTTACCCCGTTCACCTTTTCTTCTGACAGATTTATCGTGCCAAATGCAGCAAGAGATTCGGCTCCAGATATTATAGCAGACTGTCCTTGGCCAAGATCAGCAAACATTTTTATAAATGTTTGTATCAGCTCAGGTTTAATATCGCCTAAATCTTTACTAAACCATTTTGAACTAAACATTTCTG